TTAAAGACTTACCAGACGCCGTTGGAGATAACAAAAGACATCTACCCTTTTGTAATGTATGTATGAAAGCATTTTTCTGATAATCTCTTACTTCAAATGGTATATTAAGTTTACTTATAAAATCATCTACTAACTTATTATCTACACTAGCATCCTTTATACCTGTTTTATCATCTACCACTACATTATTTTCTTCACACCAATTTAAGATATATGGATAAAGACCGGCATATATTTGACCATTTGCATATGAAAACAGGCGAATTTTTCCATCCCACACTCTATTGCGATATTGTGGCATGAATTTAAATCCAGGAACAGTAAAGGTAAAAAACTCTCCTATATCTCTACGTAAATCTTCATCAGCAGTAGCAGTAAGATATACATCATTCTTTTTTTCTAGTATTAATAATCTTTGTATTTTAGACATAACTAGGTCCTAGTGTCCAACCAACCAATGACTTTCTAACACCACTTATAACAGGATGTACTTTATGCCATGTATGACTTGTAAAAACTATCATAGTTCCAACTTCTGCTTTTGATATTTTATGGTATTGTGTTTTTTCTGATATAGGACAAGGCACAGATAACTCAAAATCTCCGCCTTCATACTCATCATTTAATAATATTGAAAATGATATTTTTCTCACCTGTCCATCATCATAAGGAGTACTGTGATTATCTACATGCCAATTATAATGGTCGCCTTTGTTATATATTGAATATTGAAACGGCTCAAATTGTTTTAATTTAAAGTTCCACTTTTTCTCTTTATTAACACCCAATACAACCCTACTTATACTTTCCTCAAACGCCTTATTTTGTTTTAGAAAGGATACTTTTGAGCTTCTTCTATCTGTTTCTTTTGATTCATGTAATGTAGCGTCTTTAAATTCAGATGTTTCTCCAGTTTCTATAATTTTGTCGCACAATTCTTTTGAGAAAAGCTTTTCACAATGAAAAACATGGTCTATATTAGTGAACATTAAATTGCTCCAGATGTAAACTTACGCCAATCAATAGCATTCTTAATAGTGAATGTTCTATTAGTTATTTGTCTAACTGTTCTGTCAAGATAATCTACAACAGTTTCAAGATATTTTATTTTTTGTTTTGCCTTTATCATATCTTCATCAGATTCAAGATACTTATCTATATCAGATTTTAATATTTTTAGATTAAAGGGTTTTTCTTTATAAACTTCTGGACTTGATTTACCGGTATAATACTCCCACTTTTCTCTTTTAATAGTCCAAAATTCGGATTCTGCTCGTGTCAATAATAACTTAAAATTATTTAAATGCTTTAAGTATTTGTTATGTAATTGGGGTGTTTTTAAAGATTCTAAATCAAGTTCAGATTCATTAATTTTTAAGTCTTTTTCGACCAGTTCTTGGAGTTCTTCTAGTGTCATAATTTATTCATTATATCAAAAACCACAAGTAATGTCAAGGGCTTAAGAGGTTGTAACTGATACCGCCGAGCTTCCTACATCAGCAAACTCATATAATCTATATTTGAAAGATATATTTGCTACTAGGTATTGTGTGTCTTCTACTTGTTGGTCATACTGTAATTGTGATAAACTTGTTGGAAATATATCTCTAAAACGCACCTCAATTACAGGATTATTTTTACTTGTTAATACTGTTAAAATAGCGTCTGAATATATGCCACCTTCACTTGGGGCACCATATTTAGCACCTGTTCCTATCTCATTGCTTGTGTTTGTTGTTGTAGTAGGAAATCTATCTGTACCAGAAGATTGTAAATCTTTAAATTCAGTATCAGATTTTGGAAATCCTAAACCTGTCATCCAACCATGTATTTCTCTATAATTTACAAGATTTTCATCAACCATGAAACTTAAACTTAAATCACCATATGTTAGAGGATTGCCAGGTAATGGAATACTCTTAAATCTTGTTGGTTGTTCAAGTTCTGGCAAAGTAATAGATGGTATATTAACTGATGTACAGAAATACTCCACTTTAGGCAGTTTAATTACATTAAATTTAAACTGTGTTGGTGAAGCGTAATCAAGCTTTGTAGGTTGTCTATCTAATCCTTTTGTTGTCATAATACTATTTATAATACATTAGATAAAGAAAAGGGGAAGACTTCTCTTCCCCAATTCATAAGGTTTATTACCGAAGTAACAAATTACATTAAGTTTGCAACCTGGAATCTTCTGTAATATCTGTTTGAGTTAGCAGAACCGCCACCATCAATCGAACCACCACCTTCAGCATAAGGGTTAGCTTGAATGCCGTATCTGGTTTTGAATCCAATTTTTGGTTGGAAAGTGTCTTGTCCTACTGCTCTTACCATTTGTAATGGTACATATGGGCAATAGAATATTCCACTATCATAAGGGCTTGAACCCTTATATCCTACTATACAGAATTGTTTAGCAGTGTTGTTAGCGCCATAAGGGTCGATATAAACTTTATATCTTCCGTTAAGAACACCAGCAAAAGTATTACCTGTGTCATCAACATTTAAGTTGTTGTTTAACGCAGGAGCGTAATCAAGAACACCAGCCATTTGAAGTGCCGAAGCAACATCAGATGAACAGATGATTAAATTACCTTTACCTCTACGAGTTCTTTGGCCTATAACATTCGCTTCTCTTTCTACTTGGAACATAAGACCTTTAAATCTCTCAACACTCCAACGACCGTTAGAATCTGTATCAAGGTCAAATATACCTTCAGTAGTAGTATTAACCGTTCCAGTGTTAGCAGAACAACCTTTTTCAGCATTGATAGCGATAGTTCTAACTACTTCACGGTTAATTTCAGCAAGAATTTCAGCAGACAAAATGTTTGCTAATTCTGTTTCAGCGTCAAGACCATGGATTGCTTTCAAGTCTTGTGCAAGTTCCATAGTGTACTCAGCTTTTAAAGCTCTTGATTTAGCTGTAACGGTTGATTTCTCGATTGAGAACGCCATTTCAGCGAAACTGTTTCCAGAATCTTCACCAAGAGATTCAGCAGCTGCTGTTGTCATACCAACACCAGTTGTGTAAGTACCAGCAGGTGAATCATTTAATAGAGCTGGGTTTGTGCCTGAATAAGCAGATGGTGAGAATCCATCAACAGATGAACCTGTTTTGTTTCTAGAAGCGAAATCAGTATCAGCTTCAGTAAATAAAGCTTCTGTTCCACTCATAGAAGTATATCTGCTTCTCATTGCAAAGATAAGACCTGTAGGACCTGTCATAGGTTGAACCCCACAAATGTCATATGCAATAAGGTTAGGCATAGCACGTCTAACTAAGCTAATTAGGATTGGGTCCCAATTTGAAACACCTGAATTGCTTACAGCATTGATAGGTGCAGCTTCTGATAGATACGCTTGGTCTTCTTTAAGAGCACGTTCTTGGTTCTCAAGGATGACACTTGTAACGGCACGTTTATAATTATCCTTAATCTCTCCGAGGTCAGGATGGTCTAAAACGGGCTGCCACTTTTTTTCATAAGTTTCCGATAAGTACATATCTTCTTCTCTCCTTTTCTTATTAACTAGACAATTTTTATCTTGTCTTTTGTTTTACTAATAGCGTTGGTGTATGCAGCCATAGCATTGGTTAAATCTTCACTTGAAGTTTCACCGCCCTCCGCTACATTATCTATGTCTCCTTCTTTAGGAGTACCTTCACTTTTTTGCTCAAAGTAGGACTCTTTAATAGTCTTGACTTTAGTTGCAAAATCTTCTTCAGAAGAATACTCAACATCTTCTACAAGTTTGTCAAATTTTTCTTTAGCTGTATCAGCTAAATCTTTTGAATGTTCATCAATTATTTCTTGTCTTTTAAAACCAGAATTGACTTTATTCATATCGACATTCTTTTCGATTTCTTCGTTAAGTTTCTTTTCTAAATCCTCAATTTTAGAAGCTTGGTCTTCAAGAACATCATACTTCTCATCTGGTACATCAATGTAATGGTCTTCAAATAATTTTTTAAGACCAGCAATGAAGTCCTCAGCGATTTCGCCCTTGATACCTCTTTCTAATGCTAACTGATTATCTTTCATCCATTCTTCTACCACATATGATAGATATGAATCAACCTTTTCAGATAGTGCTGATTTAGATTTTTCAATTTCTTCTTCAAACTTTTTATCATATTCTGCTTGTAATCTTTCTGATTCTGCTTTCACTTTTGATTTGATTGCAGCTTCAAAGATTGTAGCAGCTTTTT